GGTGAATGAAAACTTGCTGAAAGCTATTGTCGGACATAAGATCAGAGACATAACAGAAGCCGTCTACACCCACAGGGCGTACAGCGATTATGAAGAAGCTGTGGCAACGATCAGCTATGATGGCGAAGACATAGAATTTGAATCAATCGACGCTGAATGGGATTGACGCCCGATCAGCTGCATACAGAAAGCCCCCAGATCAATTTCTGGGGGCTTAATTGTTTGTGTATTACCGCTGTTTATTACCTGTGTATTTCCCGTGTACTATGTGTACGTTTTCATGGGTTTTCATAGGTTTTGCCGCGGCGCAGAACCCGCATAAATACTGGATTCTTTAGAATTTCCCTGCTTCGGCTGCTTCCTCAACGGAAACAGCTACAGCTACAGTAGCGCCAACCATCGGGTTGTTGCCCATACCGATCAGACC